TCACTGTCCTCCTCCGAGTTCCAGATTTCTTCTAACTTATTCAAAAAGTCTAACTGAGTAAAGTCGAAGTCTGTGGCTGAAGAAAGCATGATGTCTGGAATATCTGGCTTGTCAACCAACTCTATGACACCAGCATCCATCAGCAACCCAATAAGTGCGACACCGTAGGAAGTCAACTTATCTAAATGCTCAACGCCTGTATTAGCGTCAAACTTCCTGTCCGGGTCCATGTACTGGTTCATCCACCACGCACAGTTAGCGATAATTTCTCCTGCTTTGCCTTGTTGCAAAGACAGCCACAGAGCCAGCACATCACGCATCTCCGCTTCCATGATGTCATCGGCTGGAGTCATAAACCCAGCCTCGTCATTAGCGATGTCGTGCCCGCCGAAGGGTGATAGTCGCAAGTAAAAGTTACGCTGGCTCAGCCTGCGGGCTTCTTCATCGTGCATAATCATCCCTTCGCCTCCGCCCAAGACTGAGCAAAGTGTGCTTCGACTTCCAAACTAACTCCCATAATCACCTTACCATTTCCCATGGCTCTCTCGATGGTTGACGCCCACTCAACTACCTCATCAGTGGGTACTGAGACGACTAACTCGTCATGCACCTGCACCAGCATCCTGCATTTAGGGTAAGGCAACGCCGAACTAACTGTGAGCATCGCATCCTTACATATCTCAGAAGCAGTCCCCTGAACTATAGCGTTAATAGCCTGACGTTCCGACCTCGACTTCTCTGCAAAATCATCTGATGAGAGGCCCGGAACTCTCCGTCTGCGACCGTACATAGTCTCAACGTACCCTTGCTTACGGGCCTTCATTAGGACATTGGCCTTCCACGAGGTCAAACCTTTGTACCCTGCGTTGTAGTTATCTACGACAACACGAGCCTCATCAAGAGATAACTGACCACCAGTAGCATCGACAAGACGCTTAGGACCGCCGCCGTAGCCCATGAGGAAGTTCGGAACTTTTCCATAGATCGTCCTCTCTTCCCCTGTCACTTCTTCGGGGGGCTTCCCTAAGATGACGCTAGCAGTACCGGCGTGTACGTCGATGTTGTTCTCAAAGATGTTCATCAACTCAGGGTCCTGCGAGTACATAGCCATGATGCGCATCTCGATCTGAGAGTAGTCAGCCACTACAAGACTGTTCCCCGGCTCTGCCACAAACAATCCACGAACCCTACCGTCTCTAGGAATGTTCTGAAGATTGGGGTCACTAGCGGATAGGCGTCCTGTAGCAGTCCTATGCAAGTGGAACTGGGGATGGAGGCGACCACTGTGAAGCAGTGGGATCAGCCCATCAACATACGTCGACTTCATCTTCTTCAACTCGGCGTACTCCATCAGCATGTCAATGACGGGGTGCTTGCCCTGCAATGACTTCAAAGAGTCGTCATCTACACTTGGATTACCTTTGGCTGTCACCTTTTTCGGCTTCAGACCAAGACCGCCCTCACGCTTCTTACCGAACAAGAACTTGGCCTTGTGAGCGTTACTGTCAGGATTGAAACCGACGGGGGCGTACTGGGAGATGTCCAATAACTTCGTGTTGAGGTCGAGGTCGAGTTCCTTGCGGAGATTCTTCATAGCACGCTGGTTGACGGCGATACCGTTCATCTCCATCTGTGCAAGGACACTAAGGACATCTAAGTCAAGGTAAAGAGCCTTAGACAGAGACGGCACCGACATGATCGACTTATACAAACGCCGGTAAAGCATCCAAGCCCAACGGGCGTCATAGTGAACGTAGCGGCACGCCTTGCTGAAAGGCTCTGTCGTGATGGTTTTACCGATCTTGCCGTCCCTGTGATAGGGATCAAAGCCGTACACACGATCAATGATGTTCTTCAGACTGTACGATGGCAGGTTCTCGTCCACGATATGCATGAGGATCATGGTGTCGATATACCTACCTTTAGGTAGTTCGCCACCGTAGTACTTAGCCACTGACTTCACATCGAACTTGATGTTCTGATTGACCTTAACGATCCCCTCATCCATGAACAGCGGTTCTAAAGCAGTAAAGACCTGCTCTTGTGTTAACTGCTCCGGGGGATCTGTGAACGTAGCAGGAATGAAGTACTTTGCACGAGCCATCGACTCCTTACCAGAAGCAAGTACAGCCCTGTAGCCTTCAGGGGGGATGGTACTGCCATCGCCCCTGTCTTCCGGTACGAGTATTTCACCGTTGGGGTGACCCATAGGGATAGCCCAAGAGTGGTTACGAGTGGCGATACCTATCCAAAAGACCTCGTTACGCAAGGTGTCAATGGCTACGTTTCCACGCCACTTGTCTTCGATGGCCTGACGTGAGCGCTCACGCACTGATGGGTGAGTGGCCTTCAAGGTGGCCTCTTTAGCGATCCACTCTTGCTCTACGAGGTCCATCACATCAGCATGACGCTCAATGTTGCCACGTGTTTCTACGTCAAACGAGAAGGCTCCCTCCTCCTTGACGATATCGACAATGGTCGATAACTCCGATATAGACAACACAGCGGGGGCACTCGGCCCCCGCTGGTCGCCTGCACTGTTGAGGTTCACGTCAGTCGTCGTAATCCATGTCCTCTGCCGCAATGGTGACGAGAGTCTTGCGGTTCGGAATGGGGACGATGCTGTCGTCGTAAGACTCCGACTTCAGCGACTCAATGCGCTCCTCAGTGAGCGGTTCGATGTTCCACTCCTCCTCCAGATCACGGTCACGAATCATCTGGTGATTGGTCTGTGACGTGGGACCCTTGCCACTGCGGCTGATCGCCCAGTAGTGCTTGGGGAGTGGACCCTGACGTGGGTCCTGATGGAAGTTCTTCAAAGAATCGATCACACGGGGACCGACTTCGTAGGAACGGATAACTGTCTCTCCGTCCTCGCTCATAAGAGCCACATTGAAGGCAAAGCGAGCGGAGGGGCGGTGTCCTGCGTCACACAGAGGGCAACCCTGAGGGTGCATGTCGCTGATGCAGGTGAAGGACTTCTGACCCTGACGCTCCACCCAGTGCATGCGGAAGGAGGTGTACGGCTCGTCTTCAAGGAACTTGACCACTACCGGCTTGTCCTCGATCTTCAAGCGCTGTGCGTACGGGCTGTCAGCCTGCTTGGTGCTGTCGACATTGCCCCAGCCACGACGGATCACACGTCGTGCCTTTCCACGGTCGATGTCGCTGTCGCTGTCTTCGACCGCTACGGTCGAATCATTGGTGTCTTCGTCGAAGATTCCCATGTTTGTCTCTTTTCTTGTCGTTGTCTCTGAGTTTGTCAGTTGCGTGGATAATTGTTGGCTATCTCAGCCTTGAAGCCCTCCCAATCAGAGTTGTGAGGATCATCAATACTGAAACCTACCATTGACTCTACGAGAAACACAACCTGTGCCTCTGAATAAAGTCTCCGACCCTTGGCCTGCTTACCGGGGACTTGCTCCCCTTTAGGCGTTGGAGTGCGGAATGCGGCTGGAGGTAACCAGCCTTTACGCTCCCATTCCCTAATGGTCACAGGAGCGCGACCTATAGCCTTGGCGAGTGACCCGATGGTGTAGAACTTACGGGTAACTCCCTTGACAATATACTCTTGGTACGGAATCCCTGTCAACCACTCGTGCGTGATTGGTGAAGAATCCCGGTTCTTGGGCGCAGTCTTACCCGGATAATCCGTATCAGTATCCTCTTCTTTTAGAGAATTAAAGAGGTCTAAAGGGTCTCTAGGCATTAATTACGCTCCTAAACGAGTACTACTTGCCCAAATACCGAGCAACTTTGCGCTTTACAGCGCCTTTGCTGTACCCGTAAAAATACATAACGATATAACTAGTGCGTACCATTGCCTCCCAGCGGAACATGCCGACACGAGTGACGCTCAAGATGTCGTACTCAGTAGTCATACTGTTCCTCCTCTACTGGCTTCATAAACGCAAACGTGATCTTGGGGGGATCGTGAAGGTTCTGAAACTCTTCTTCCAGACCATCTGTGTCACGGTTCTCAAAAATATAGCCCACCAAAGCATCTTCGTCAAGGACCTCCACAGTACGTGAGACTTTGTCCCAGATCCCCTGTTCCTTAGCCCACTGCTCTGCACGGTCCTTATTCAAGGAAGGGCGGCTCTCACGACGCTGACGGCGTAGCATGAACCTACCTGCGGGCAGATACTGGTTGCCCCGCTCGTCGGTCTCACCACTGCTCTCGATGTACTCGGTCAGGTGCTTCTTCAGTTCGTCAAGCATCTTCTGCAAAGCCTGAGAATGCTCGTTGTGCCGCACGTACTCTTCTGCCATGCGTTCGATCTCGTCCATGTGTCCTCCTGTCATACGCTTGATTCTCGCAGAAACCCACTGAGCGTGTCAAGCGTCAGTGTCATTCCTCCATCGTTGTCATGGTGCTTGCCATCAATGAACGCCTCATTGACTGAGCGCTTCATCTGAAGCATCTCGTACTGACGCTCTTCGATACTGCCCTGCATAACGAAGGTGGCGATTGTAACGTGAGGAAACTCCGACGACAACCTAATGATACGAGCCTCTCTCTGTTCCAACTTGCCACTACTCCATGGCAAGTCGTACGAGATCAAATAGTTAGCCATGGGAAGGTCAACCCCGTAGCCTCCTGCATCGGACGACAGAAATAGACGGCACTTAGGGTCCTCGGCAAACCTCTGCTTGCTGGCGTCTCGTGCCGCTGCGTCCATGCCACCCATGAACAGCACGCTATCCGCTAGGTGGCTAGTGGCCTGCTGGATCATGCGCAGGTTGTCCTTGAAGAAAGAAAATAAAACGACCTTGTTGTTCTCGTCCTGAGATAGAACGTCTTCTATGTACTCCAAGCATGCTTCTAACTTGGGGGACTTGTTAGCAGACTCCATCCACCCCATGGCCATGATCTCGGAGGCGTACTGGCTACCAGTAGCGACATCAGCGTTGCTGTAATTGTCTGCCGACTTGCGCACCAGTTCAGGGTTGTCGCACAGCATTCTAAGCACCGTTAAACGAGCCATGATCTGGCCCTGCGCCTCACTACCATCTCCACCGTTGTAATGCGCCCACAAGTTGAAACC